TCTTTACTGTATCAGAGCCACTAGTAGAATCAGTACGTTCAATAACTGTAACAGTATCTTTCATATTTGTTTTCTATTCATAGTCAAATCCTGCGAAATCTTGTTTCTTAAATTTCCCACCAGTTGCTATGTCAAAAGATGGTGTATCATCAGTTTTTTGACCAGTATCGACCAGTTCATCTTGTGCTACTTGAGATACATCAAATAATCTCATTTTTGAGCGGTCAATACCTATTACAAATTTACGATTTACTGTAGGATCATTATATCTATTTTTTAACTGTTTTACTAATATTTGTCCAACTTCTTCCATTTGCTCAGTAGATATAATTGCAAACATAAGATCTGCAGTTGCAGGTAACCCGAAACTCTCTGAAGTATCTTCCAACCCGACATCAGTATTTGAATACCCTGCTCTAGTGGTTTGGGTCGCAGAGAGAATAGGAAGTTTATTTTCCACAGCAAGACCGCGGAGTTCTTCCGCAATTGATTTGATAAGCGTGTAAGAATTGACATTAGACCCTGTTTTTATTCTGGAAGATGTACAAATATTAAGATAATCTACAAATATAATGTTTGGAACAAATGACCGTTTAAGATTCAATTCATTCAACAATGCACGAAAATGATTGACATTTGCAGCTGCGGTTGGATATTCTTTAATTATTAGTTTTCCTTTTGTAGTCTTACTTAAATTATTTATTTTCTTATCATAGAGGTCTTTTGGTAGACTATGAAGGTCATCTATAGAAATATCTAGAAGGTTTGCATCAATCCTTTCAGCAATCTTTTCTTCAGCCATCTCAAGAGTGATATAAAGTACATTTTGATTTTGTGTAAGACAAGAAGATGCAACATGACACATGAATAAAGATTTACCTACACCAGTACCAGCAAGACAAATGTTTAATGTTTTCTGTGGAAGACCGCCTTTGGTAATTCTGTTAAAGTAGTCGAGATCAAATGGAATCCTCTCTTCAATCCTATGATAATAATCAAACCGATCAGAACTGTCATCAATATAGTCATGACCAACATGAGGATCAAAAGAAACAGCAAGAGCATCGGAAAGAATGTCAGGAATTGCACCCTTGTCTGCTGTTGATTTGGGATTGTCGAGTATTGATATTGATTCGACAACTGCGTTGTAGATTGCTTTGTCTTGACAAAACTTTTCAGTTGAGTCCAATAGCCACGCGAGGTCTGAGAATTCTTGGTCATCTTTACCAATCTCATTGATAAGGTTTACAGACTCTTTGAAATCTTCTTCTGTGATTTTTGCTTCACTTAATTCAATATTAAGAGCCTCTTTATTTGGGAGAGAATTATATTTTAGTATAAAATTATTTATCTGATTGTAGATAATTTTATCAGAATTTTCAGTAAAATATTCATCATTTAAAAATGGTAATACCTTTCTTGCATAATCCTCATTCTGTAACAGATTCTTTAATATTGTTGTCTCTATTTTCATCGCTACCTATATGGTGTTCTTCTATTATTTCTAAAATCGCTTTACCTAATTTTTCTTCAAATATTTTACCCTGTTCATCGGTTATGACTCTTTCGCCAATATCAGATGGTGATGTTATTATATCATAACCATACTGGCATGTCAAGGTGCCATCATCATTCAGAGTTGGGTCTGTTTTAAAGTCTTTGTATTTAACTACAACATGACAAAACGGGCCCTGTATAATTTGAATACAGAGACTATTATCATTGGGGTCTTCTGGATTGGGGATAAGAATATACCAAGTATCTCTAAGTTTTGGAACGTGAGCTTTTGGGGAAAGATCAGGCATCGGAGGTATCTCTTCTACCGACATTAGATATATCTCTGTCACCTTTGAGTTTGGCATCAGGGCCACCTGCTGTATCTATTTTTAAAGATTGTTCAAATTGTCTTCTAGGAAAAGGTTCTTTCGTATGGGTATGTGTCCATTTACTTGCTTCTGGGCATACCAAATTGAAAGATACTGCCCGTCTAATACCTGGCCCAAAGAACGGAGATGCAGAATGTTTTAACCATGCAGGAAAAATGAGAAATTTTCCCACTTCTGGAATTACCATATCATTTCCTTTTGGTCTAATAGTATTATATGGATTTACATCTACATATCCATTTTCTGCATGATGAAAATTTAAAGATCCCTCTTCATTTACTTCTGAAACTTGTGGTGGAACTTTTAAATAAAATACACCAGACATCAAACCAAAATGACTGTGAGTTGGATTATAATCATTTTCTTCGGAATCTGTTGCCCAAATCTGCTGAATTTCTAGATTAATTTTAGCTGGGTCAACTTCCATGTTATGTAATCCCGAATTACATAAATAACCTCTACCCATAGACATAATAAAATCTGACATTTCTTTAGGTAACATTTCTTTGGGTAATAAAAGTTGTTTTCCCTTAACTCGTCTAAATGCGTTTTCATGATATAATTCATCATAATGATTTTCGTAAAGACCATCTATAGTCTCATTCATTAGATCAACCAATTCTTTACGCATATTTGCAGTTGCAGCGTAATTATATCTTTGATAAAATGCTACTTCAGTTTCATAATCAGACATCATCTTCTCCTGTTTCAATTTCTTCTGATTGCAAGGCCTTCCAATCTCCACCACCATCTTTGTGTTTAAAATTCACTTTCGTTGGTGAAGATGTTTTCACTTTTGGTAGAGAAAGTTTTTTCTTAGTAGACACCAATAGATTATCATCTCGCACTTCTTCTTCCAAAATCCAAAGTACCATCTCTCGTTGTTCCGCGTTCCATTTTCTTACCCACTGGCGGGTTTCTTTTATCACATCTTTTCGTTGTTTTTCTAGTTCTGACAAGTCTTGTATTATTTCTTTTCTTGCTTTCTGGTTATTAAAGTCCATTATTTTCTCCTATTTTAGTTTCTTCTGATTCAAGTTCCTTAGCTCCACCACCATAAGAAAATTCTTTTTTAGCAGCTTCATCTAATTTGTTCATTATATCTTCAGTAAAATATTTTTTTGGATCTTTTAGTATTTGTTTTGCGTATAACTTAGCACCGTCTGGTAATTCATACCGTGTAGATACTTTCTTGAAAATTTCATACTTCTCTGCCAATTCTAAAAGACCATAATAACGATCAAGTCCTTCATCATAACTTAGAAGCACATCAACTCTCTTGTTTTCTTTCGCAAGTCTGGACTTAAAGTTTTTACAATGAATGATGTTACCAATTACATCCGTGCCGACTTTTTCCTTTTTCTTGGAAAGGAAAACGATATTAGATGCTGCGTATTGTAAACCAGAACCACCACCCATAATATCTTGAGGAAACATAGCTCCGACTTGTTTGTATGTGTGATTAGTAACCAGTAGAGGTATTCCCGCCTTTGCAAGTTTGAGAGTCAATACTCTAAATGCACCTTTTACGATTCGTGCCTTAGTCATATCCACTTTGTTCGCACCTTCAGTAATATCTTCAACTTCTTTTGCTGTAGATAACATACCAAGACTATCAAGACAAAGTAAAAGTGGTGCTTCATTTTTTTCCATATGTTTGTCTACTACTCTTGATGCTTGTTGAGCAAAATCCTGTATCGTGGCAACTGGTAATTGAATAAATCTTGTTGTATCAATATCTCGTTCTTCAATCATTTCGGGAGTGAGTGCAGACTCAGACTCAAAATAAAGAACACCGCCGCTAGGATTATCTGCAAGAAACTGTCTGGCAATCCCAAGTATAAAGAAAGTCTTACCCGTTGCTGACTCACCCGCGAAAGCAGTGATTTTATTGGACGGTAAACCTTTGTGAATACTTCCCGAAATAAGTGCGTTAAGTATGTAACTTCCTGTATCAATATATTCATTTACGCTCCCTAGCATCCCATCTGAAACTTTGGATGCATATTGGTTTCCTGTTACTCCTATTAATTCATCAAAATAATCACTCATAATTTAACCTTATACCCCATTGAGTTGGCTTTTGCGTCTTCTTCAGTATCAATCTTATAATCATTATAAGTTATGCCTTCTTTTTGTTTCTTTACATTTTCTTCTATTGCTTGTAATTGTTCTTTTGAAATTACATCAATATTAAGGGAAATTCCTCTCCTTTCACCTTCACCTTTAAATGGGTATACTTGATGAGTTAAAGAACTAGGAAAAAGATACAACCAACCAACTTGTGGTGGAACATTCCAATGAGATGTAGTTGAAAATAAATCAGCACCGCCCACACCAGTAAAAACTATTTGACCATCTTGTCCGCCCCTAATTTTCATTTCATTACTATCTTTTCTTTCTATTTGTTCTCTTGTCCACCCTATTTGTTCTGGAACTTTGAGATA